ATCAGAGATGAGCGAGATATATCTAGGTAATAAAAACCTAAAAAACAAAGACGTAAAACTACAATATACCAAAGAGCAAATTGAAGAATATATCAAATGCTCTCAGGATATTGAATACTTTTGTGAAAAATACGTAAAGATTGTCTCTGTTGATAGAGGTTTGATACCATTTAAACCGTTTGAATATCAAAAGAAAATGTACAACACTTTCGAGGAAAACAGATTTACTATCTGTAAAATGCCTCGTCAGGTTGGTAAAACAACTGGTGTTGTTGGTTATCTCTTACATAAGGTTTTGTTTAACGAGAACTACAACATAGCGGTTTTGGCAAATAAAGAGAGACAGGCGCGAGAAATACTTTCAAGAGTTCAACTTGCATACGAGTGGTTGCCAAAATGGCTTCAGCAGGGTATTGTTGAGTGGAATAAAGGTAACATTGAACTAGAGAATGGTTCCAAGATTCTAGCATCTTCAACATCATCATCTGCGGTTCGTGGTCAATCTTATAATCTTGTGTATCTTGATGAGTTTGCATTCGTTCCTCGCAATGTACAAGATGCATTCTTTGCATCTGTGTTTCCTACAATTTCATCTGGTCAGACATCAAAACTACTTATTACTTCTACACCAAATGGTATGAATTTATTTTATAAAATATGGGTAGATTCCGAAGAAGGCAGAAACAACTATGCACGTGTTGATGTTCATTGGTCAGATGTTCCGGGTCGTGATGAGAAGTGGAAAGATGAAACTATCAGAAACACTTCAGTTGATCAATTTAGACAAGAATTTGAGTGCGAGTTTTTAGGATCCACAAACACATTGATTCATCCTGCAACTTTAAATAAGCTAACATTTATAAGTCCTCTCAGAATAACAGGTGGAGTCAAGGTTTATAAAGAACCAGTGAAAGATCGTATATACTCTATGACAGTAGACGTTTCTGAAGGATTGGGACTAGATTCATCAACATTTGTTGTTGTAGATTGTACGTCAGTTCCATACGAAGTTGTTGCAACATTCAAAGATGCCAATATTTCTCAGCTATTATTTCCAACGTTAATTCATAATGTCGCAAGATATTATAATGATGCTGCAGTTTTGATAGAAGTTAATATTGGGTCTCAAGTTGTTAATATTCTACATCAAGATCTAGAATATGAAAACGTTGTTATGACAAGACAATCTGGCAGAAAGGGTACAACAGTTGGTACAGCTGCTGGACAATCAAGATTAGGTATAAAAACTACCAAAATAACCAAAAGAATAGGTTGTGCTAATATAAAATCTATAATTGAAGATAACAAGATTTTTTTAAATGATTACGATATAATTCACGAGCTTTCAACATACGTGGTTGATGGAACAACGTATAATGCTGAAGAAGGATATCACGATGATTTGGTGATGTGTCTTGTTTTGTTTGCCTGGATGATTCAGCAGAATTATTTCAAGGATGTATCAAATACTGATATCAGACGCAGAATGATAGAAGAACAGGAAGATACGTTCACACCATTTTTTGTTGATGATCACCACCCAGAAGACCTTTCTCCTAAGACTTTAAGCGATCATTCCTTCGAAAGATTTCTTCTAAACTAGGATTTTATAAATAAACATACTGGATATTGAGTTATTTTATTATAAAGGAGAAACCAATGCCATTTCAAGTAAGTCCTGGTGTAAATGTATCAGAGGTTGACCTTACTACAATTGTGCCAGCAGTTACTTCCACAGTAGGAGCAATTGCTGGTGTATTTAGTTGGGGACCTGTTGAGGACCGTGTGCTAATTTCAACTGAAAACGAGTTAGTTAGCACTTTTGGTAAGCCAACATCATCAAATTTCGAAACTTTTTATTCTGCAGCTAATTTTCTAGCATATGGTAACCAACTATATGTTTCGAGAGCAGCTGGTGCAAGTAATTATAACGCAATTGCTAACACATCTGGTGGATCATCATCTACAACTAAAATTAAAAATAGAACGGATTTTGAATCACAAGAATCTACACTTGCTTCTGGTTCTAGCAACTTTATTGCTAAGTATCCAGGATCAATTGGTAGTTCATTAAAAATATCTGTATGTCCTTCAGCTGATGCTTTTTCACAGACATTTACAGCAAATACTCTTTGTAACGTTCAAGCTTACATGGTATTAGGAAGTAGCGACCTTTCAATTAATTGTACTGGTGCTGCTGCAACTGCTGTAGCAAATGGAATTTATAACAGCATTATTCAAGGAGATTACATCCTTGTTGGTAATTCTACTATTGGTACTCAATATGTAAAAGTTGTTAATGTTTCATTAACTCAAGCATCAGGTACAAATAGCTCAGTAGATATTACAACTGAACAAATCCAAAAGCTTAAAACCACATGGGATACATCTGCAACTGCTAATACAACATCTGTAACAAGATATTGGGAATATTTTAACGCTGTTGATGGTGCTCCTGGTACATCAAACTATGTTGCAGAAAGAAATGCAAATAACAATATTGGAGACGAACTTCACGTTGTTGTTGCTGACGAAGATGGTGTTATTACCGGAGTTCCAGGCACAATTCTTGAAGTATGGAAAAATATTTCAAGAGCAAACGATGCTAAGGGTGAACAAGGTGGTTCAATCTACTATAAGGATGTTCTAAAGAACAGTTCTCAATGGGTTTGGCCAGGTGCTGACTTCCTAGGAACAGCTGCAGCTGCAAGTCTATCAGCAGTTAACACTAGTGCAGTAGAAACACAGTCATTTGGTGGTGGTGGATCTGATGATACTGAATCATCTATTGCAGTAGCTAAGATTATGACTGCGTATGATGTATTCTCATCACCAGAAGAAATTGATATCTCATTGATTCTTGGTGGTAAGGCTTACGGTGGTTCTGGTGAACAAGTAGCCAACTATATAATTGATAACATTTGTGAATCAAGAAAAGATTGCGTAGCATTTGTTTCACCTCCAAGCACAGCAACTGTAAACGTTCCTGGTCAAGAATCATCTAACCTTGTAACATTCCGTAACCTTCTTCGTTCAACATCTTATGCAGTTCTTGATTCTGGTCATAAGTACCAGTATGACAAGTATAACGATGTTTATCGTTGGGTTCCTCTAAATGGTGATATTGCTGGTCTATGTGTTCGTACTGACAACACAAGAGATCCATGGTATTCCCCAGCTGGATTCAACCGTGGAAGCATTAAGAACGTTGTTAAGCTAGCTTACAACCCAGATAAGGCTGATAGAGACCTTCTTTATAAGAGTGGAATTAACCCAGTTGTTAACTTCCCAGGTCAAGGCGTTGTTCTCTATGGAGATAAGACACTTCTTAATAAGCCTTCAGCATTTGATCGTATCAATGTACGTAGATTGTTCATCGTACTTGAAAAGGCAATTGCAAAAGCAGCTCAATCATCATTGTTTGAATTTAACGATGATTTCACAAGAGCAGCTTTCCGTAACCTCGTAGAACCATATCTACGTGATATCCAAGGTCGTCGTGGTATCTACGACTTCAGAGTAGTTTGTGATACAACAAACAACACTCCAGAAGTTATTGACCGCAACGAATTCCGTGGTGATATCTTCGTGAAGCCAGCTCGTTCGATCAACTTCATCCAGCTTAACTTTGTTGCAGTACGCACCGGAGTAGAGTTTGATGAAATCGTAGGCAAGTTCTAAGGGGAGAATGACAAATGGCTTTCAATGTAAATGACATTCGTGCCCAACTTGCGTTTGGCGGTGCACGTCCTAGTTTGTTCCAAGTAATCATCAGCAACCCAGTAAATCCGGTTGCTGATATTAAGCTTCCTTTCCTTTGTAAGACAGCTCAGTTGCCAAGTTCACAGCTTGGATTAATTGAAGTACCTTACTTTGGCAGAAAGCTTAAGATTGCTGGTGATCGTACTTTTGATCCATGGACAGTTACAATTATCAATGATGAAGACTTCTTAATTCGTAACGCTATGGAACAATGGAATAACTCAATCCAATTGTATCAACAAAACGTAACCGCATTGGGTTCTGGAGCACCATCACTCTATAAGTCACAAGCTACCGTAACACAATTTGGTAAGGCTGGTGAAGTTCTTAGAGTATATCAATTCAACGGAATATTCCCACAAGCAGTAGGTCCTATTGAACTTGCATGGAATACTGTTGATGAGATTGAAGAGTTCCAAGTCCAGTTCCAGTATGATACATTCGAAGTATTGAATAGTGTTACTGGTAATGCAGGTGGTGCATAATCATTAGAGATAGGGCCGTCATAAATATCTTGACGGCCCTCTTTCTCTAAGGAAAATATAATATGGCAGTACAGCTTTTTGGCTTTGAAATTAAAAGAAAAGAAGAGACACCAATCGAATCGTTTGCTCCAAGAGTTAACGATGATGGTGCAGTCGTTGTTGCAGCAGGTGGTGCATATGGCACCTATATTGACCTAGATGGTACTGCAAGAACAGAATCAGAACTAGTTTCCAAATATAGAGAAATATCATTAGAAGCAGATATAGATCGTGCTGTTGATGACATTGTTAATGAAATGATTGATACTGATGCTGATCAGGTTGTCGATATTAATACCGATAAACTAGAATATTCTGATACAGTTAAAAATAAAATCAGAGAAGAATTTGAAAACATTCTAGACCTTCTTAACTTCCAAAACGAAGCATACGAAATAGTTAAGAGATGGTATATTGATGGTAGAATGTATTTTCACGTAATCATCGACGAAAAAAACCCAAGGATGGGAATTCAAGAGCTTCGTTACATAGATCCTCGAAAGATTCGCAAAGTAAGAGAAGTTAAAAAAAGACCAAAAGGTCAAGTTACTGTTACTACAAAGCAAAACGAATACTTTGTTTACAATGAAAGAAATTTCTTACCAGCAGGTGGTAATGCTGGACTTCCTTTAGATACAGGTGCTACACAAGGTGTAAAGATATCTGTAGATTCTATTCTACATTGTACATCTGGTCTTATGGATAAGAATAACTCATTTGTTTACTCTTATCTACAAAAAGCAATTCGTCCACTCAATCAGTTAAGAACACTCGAAGATGCTACTGTCATTTATCGTATTTCTCGTGCTCCTGAACGCCGTATCTTCTATATTGATGTCGGTAATCTTCCTAAGATCAAAGCAGAACAATATCTCAGAGAAATGATGGTCAAGCACAAGAACCGTCTTGTTTATGATGCAACTACTGGTGAGGTTCGTGACGACCGTAAGTATATGACGATGTTAGAAGATTATTGGCTTCCTCGTCGAGAAGGTAATCGTGGTACAGAAATTACTACATTACCTGCAGGTCAAAACCTTGGCGAACTAGCAGATGTTGAATATTTCCAACAAAAGCTTTTTCAATCTCTTAATGTTCCTATTTCACGATTAAAAGGTTCTGAAGCTGGATTTAATTTAGGTCGTGCAGCAGAAATTACACGCGACGAAGTTAAGTTTACTAAGTTTGCTGGTCGTCTGAGAAAAAGATTTTCACAGCTGTTCATGAAGGCGCTTGAAAAGCAATTAATACTTAAAGGTATTGTTTCTGAACAAGATTGGCCTGAAATATCAAATGCTATTAACTTTGATTTTGCTATAGACAATCATTTTGAAGAATTTAAACAAGCAGAAGTTCTACAAAACAGACTGCAAAATCTAAACAACGTACTTCCTTATATTGGTAGATTTTATTCAGATCTTTGGGTACGTAAGAATGTTCTTATGCAAACAGAAGAAGAAATACAACAAATGATGGAAGAGATAGCTGAAGAGGGTAGTGTTCCTATGCCAGAAGATGATGGTAGTGGAGAACAACCTATACAAGCTAAACCAGGTACAGTTCCTAATATTGATGGAGCTGGTAGGTAATTGACTAGTTTTTATAAATAATTTATAGGATTTTTGGAGGCTATAATGAGTGATATTGAAGATGTTCTAGTTCATGCGTGGAATAAAGATGCTGTTAATTTAGCACCTGCTTTAGATGCAGTAATGTCATCTAAGGCTGCTGATGCTATTCAGGGAATGTATTCTTCTGTTGCAGCATCATTGTTTGGACAACAAGCCCCAGTCGAGACAGAATCACAAGATGAAATTTCAACAGATCAAACACATGAGGAACCAGTAGATGTCAACTCAGAACAAAATTGATGAAATAGCTGAGCCACTCTCA